GAGAATGACTATAGCACAATTAAAAGAAACTTTACTTGGTAAAGTTTTATTAGATTTAGGTTTATTTGGTGACGGCACTAGTTTCGGAGAACAATCTATTAAAACTATTTCAAATTTACTACAAAAATTAGGTATGGAAAGAAATGGTAATGATATTTTATATAATGGTATGACCGGAGAGCAGTTAGAAACATCCATATTTATTGGACCCGCATTTTATCAAAGACTTAAGCATATGGTTAATGATAAGGCTCATAGTAGAAGTTTTGGTCCTATGGTTGTTTTAACTAGACAACCTGCTGAAGGTAGAAGTCGTGATGGAGGATTAAGATTTGGTGAAATGGAAAGAGATTGTATGATTTCACACGGTGCTAGTAGATTTACCAAAGATAGAATTTATTATTCTAGTGACTCATTTCAAGTTCATTCATGTAATAAATGTGGTATGTTTGTTATATTCAATCCTGATAAAAAAATACATGTTTGTAAAACTTGTGGCAATAGAACAGATTTCAACAGAATTGAATTACCATATTCTTGCAAACTATTATTTCAAGAATTAATTTCTATGAATATTGCTCCTAGAGTTATTACTCATTAAATTTTAAATTTAATATAAAATTTTATTTTTTTATATTAAAATGAATAATTTAAAAAACTTAGAAAATATACAATTTGTTGTCAATGAATTAACTAATTCAATCAAAAATCAAATAATTGAAGATAATAAATTAAAAAATCAAAAAATTAATAATTTAGAAAAAAACATTCAAAAATATAATAGTGATAATACCTCACAATTTCAAGCTAATTATAACATCATAAGATTAAAAAAAATTTTAAATGAACTTTTTTTTATTATAAAAGAACAAGATAAAAGAATTACACAACTTGAGAATAATTTAACTCATAGTGATTCATAAAATTATTTATTAATTCTTCAGGAATTTCATTAAAATCTATTAATTTTTTATTGAGTAAATATCTCTCCATTGCTCCTTCTTCATTTTTTAATTTTTTATTAAATAATTCCTTATCATCAAAATATTTACATGCTGTTTTTGGACCACATTTTTTAAATACACCCTTAATATTATCACTTTTATCACCTGTTAGTATCTTTACAAATAAATCTTTTTCCGCATTATTATAAGATGATTTTCTTTCTGTTAATTTTTTGAATTTTAAGTCATATAATTCTACATTTTTACACGCTAATTGCAGATAATCCATATCACTTGTTATTATTGTTATTTTTCCATCAGGAAATGTTTTTTTTATTTTTTTTGTTAGAATTGCTAAACAATCGTCTGCTTCTAACTGTGGATATTTTAATATTTTATTAGCTCCACCCTTTATAAATAATTCCTCTTCATATACTAATTTAAAGAAAGGTCCTCCCAAAAAATCACTATATTCTCTATTTCCTTTATAACTTGATAAATATTTCATTCTCCATATTGTTGCTCTCGGACAATCTCTACCAACTATTATAATTGGATTTTCTATTTTTAATTTTTTTTTTATTTCTATCATTTTATCATTAAATGTTTTTTTGAATTTTTCTAGAAATTCCATATTTTCTATCGGAGGATTTTCCTTATCCAGTATTTGTTCTTTTCTCGCTAATTTAAACCAATTAATTAAAGCATAATATCTATAAAATATAAAATAGCTTCCGTCTATTAGTAAAAAACTTTGTGACATTTTATATATATAATTTATTTAAAAACAATTATTCAATTTTATATATGAGTCACGGATGTTTATTTAAAAAATCAACTGCTAAAATGAGATGGAAATGGAAAAAAAAAAGAAGTAGAAGATTACAAAGAAAAAGAAGAAAAATGAGAGCCAGAGCAAAATAATTACTTAAAAAAAAGAACTATTATAATATAAAAAAAACTTAATATTATAATATAAATATGAATTTTTTTAAGGGCAAAAAATCTAAGGATACTGAAATTAAAAATTTCAGAAATAGACTTTCTTTCGAGAAAAGAGTTGAAGAATCTGATAGAATTTTAGTAAAATACCCACAACGTGTTCCAATAATCTGCGAAAGAATTAATAAAAATATTCCAGAAATAGACAGACATAAATTTCTATGTCCAAGAGATTTAAGTTTGGCTAATTTTATGTTTGTTATTCGTAAAAGATTAAAATTATCTTCTGAAAAAGCTTTATATATATTTGTAAACAATAAACTTGTCCCTAGTTCTCAACTTTTAGGCACAGTTTATGAAGAAAATAAAGATGCCGATGGCTTTTTATATATAAATTATGCTGGAGAAACCACTTTTGGTTAAATTTTTATATTAGATTATAATATATGTCTCAATCAAATTTGCTCATAGATTACAGAAATTCTTTTTCTTTAGTTCCTAACAATTTACATAATTGTAAAACTAGAGCACAAACATTTAGAGGACCTCACTCTAGTGTTCAGGTTACACATACTGATTATTCAACTGCTTGCAATAATGGATTAAAAGAAGGTGGCGCAAAACCAGGACCTACTACAGATACATCTAGTAGAATTGCTAGATTAAAGAAATTACAAAAAAGAACTAGATCTACTAAAGTAGCTACACAAACAAACCATGGCACTGACAGAGGTGCTCATCCTAGTGTTCAAAATTCATCTGACGGTAGTCATGCTAATTCAAAAAGAGCACAATTATTTGGATATTTCAGAAATGTACCAGGTCAAACATCCGGAATTGGCGGTGATTCAAGTGATGTTACATACTTTAAGAATGTTTTCGAGAGAATTTCTCTCAATAATCCTACTTCTGGCAACAATTAAATTTTCTTTTTTTATATTATATGATTAATAAACTAGTCGCTGAATTTTTAGGAACTTTATTTTTTCTTTATGTTATTTTAGCCACAGGTGATGCTGTTGCTATTGGTCTTGGTCTTATGGCTGCTATTTTCATCCTAGGAAAAAAATCAGGAGGTCATTTCAATCCCGCTGTAAGCGTTATGATGGCTATGGCAGGTAAAATGAATATGAAAGATTTAGCTCCTTATATTCTCGCTCAGGTTGCTGGAGCTTTAGCAGCTTTAGAATTACACAAGCGTGTTAAATTTTAAATAATATATATTTTTTATATAATTATATATTATAATGACTGAACACGATGCACAAGCAACTCAAAAACAAGCTCTAGGAGCTCTAGAACAGGTTACAGGTATGTTAAAGAAAATGAACACAATGGTCGGAGGCGCTAAGAAGAGACTTAGACGCCGCCGCACCAAGCGCAGAAGAAAGAGCCGCAGGGCCAAAAAATCTCGCACCAAGCGCAGAAGAAAGAGCCGTCGCAGCACTAAACGCCGTCGTCGCCGCTAATTTATAATATAATTTATTTTGTTAATTTATATTATAATGCCACGAAGAAAAACTAGAAAAAACCACAAAGGAGGACTGAATGAAACATTAGCTAATAAAATTAAAAATGGATTATCAGGACTAGGTGGTGCTGCTGCTGGTGTGGTTGATGGTGCGAAAGATTTAGCAACTAATGCTAGTGAAGCTGCTGGACAATTTTCTGATGCGAGAGAAAAAGCTAAGATAAAGTCCGATTTGACTATCATCCCGCTCTCTGAGGCAGACGCCGCATCATATAGTGGTTCTGTATCAATTGGAGGAAAAAGGAAATCACGTAGAAAGAAAAGAAAAACAAAACGTAGAAAGAAAAGAAGAACAAAACGTCGCAGAAAATCACGTAGAAAAAGACGCCGATAAATTATCAAATTAAATTCTTAATATACATCTATATGTTAAGAATTATATTTACATCATTATTAATGGTAAACGCAATATTTTGGGGAATATATCCTCCCTCTGAAGATTCCCCTCATTCTTTAGTATTAAAATATTTAAATATTGATTATAAACCAACCAAATATTTTCACATAATATTAGGTTCTGTATTTTACATATTAGGAACTTTAATAGCTCAACAAAAATCTATAAATAATTATTGGTTTTAATTTAATTGTCCAGATTTTTCCATACCTTTATACATCAAATAAATTAAAAGGCCTCCAAATATTAAATTAAATGTTTTATCCAACGAATTATCTATTTTTTGAAAATTATCACTATTAGATACAGTTTTAATTTTTTTATTGATAAATTGTTTATTCATATTCACAAAACCACTTCTAGTAGGACAACCTGCTGTTTTAATAGCATTAGAACCTTTAGGATCTATTTCATAAGCAACTGGATTTCTTCCTGATTTTGATGTTGTACTAGACGTTCTAGGATTACCGTTTGAATCCCAATAGCAAGGGTCTAAATCAGCTATATCAGCATCGGCTACATGCTGTCGTCCATTACCTCCTTCTCCTTTTAATTTTAAAATTCTACATTTAGGATTAGAACCCTGCATAAATCCTGAAAACATTGATAATGGATTAATATGACCTAAGTTTTCAATTGCTCCAGGTATTAAACCTCTCAAACCCGGTAAATTTTTTCCTGACATATTAGAAATAAATGGTATAGCTCCTGTTGGTTTATTATTGATATACATATATCTAGTTCGTAATTTTCCATCTTTATCTTTACATTTTCCACCAGTTTGTAAGTAAAATGCGTTTCCTAAAGGAGCACAATTTCTTCCAGAACCTGGATCACAAGAACTACTAAATTCAGAATTATGTTGTGCTCTACTTTTACCACTTACTAAAACATCAGTATAAGATATAATACCAGCAACATTATTTGCTAAAGTACTCATATTGCCTTTATCACTCATACCCATTTCCTGAGGACTTAAAATTTCCTTAGCATAATTATGGGTTGGTCCCAAAAAACTATTAGAAAGATTTGAACCTCCCTTAGATACTTTTTGAAAAAATCCATTTTTTTTTTCAGGAACTAATTTTTTTTTTACTTTTTTGGAATCAAAATCTTTCATACTATTCTTAGCATTATCCATTAAGTTAAATTTTTCTATGTATTTCGTGTTTTTATTCATTTAATATATATATAATAATATATTATATGTCCAATGAATTAAAAGAATGTAGAATTTGTTTTACAGATGAGGAAACTGAAAATAATCCACTTATAAGTCCATGTCAGTGTAATGGAACTAGTAAATTTGTTCATAAATTATGTTTAAATCAATGGAGAAATTTTAATAGAGGACGAGAAGCATGGACTAAATGTATGGAATGTAAAGCAAATTATCTAATTTATAGAAAATATCCAGAAGAAACTTTTTTTTATCCTACTACTAAAAAATTGCCTTTACTTTATTTTGTTGAATCTTTAACTGCCTTTTGTTTAGGATTATTACTATGGACTATTGAATATCATACTGATTATTTAGCAATCAAAATTTTAAATTTCAACCAAAATATTAATAACAATAAATTTTTACAAAGTGTTAAAAATGATAATGATTTAATCATAGCTCAAATTTTTTATTATTCTTATTCATTTTATTTATACGCTATATTTTTTCATATTTTCTTTTATTATAAATATTATAAACATGTAAAAAATAAAAAAATTTATATAAAAAAAATAAAATTATATGCTTTTATTAGTTTTATTACATCCATAAATTTTTTATATTTATACTATATTTTAATATGGAATGATTATCCTATGTTATTTTATAATTTTTCCACCGCTTTCACTTTTATATCACCATATGTAAATTATTTATTAATGCTTAAACATAATGAAATTTTACTAGAAATAAATTTTAATAATGAAGAACAAATATTATCTTATACCAATAATCCTTTACTACAAGATAATACAAATGAAAATTTTCATTCTCTTAATATTATATTACGTTAGACCGAAGATGACCCTGAGTTTCTTAAACTACCAGCAAATCTTCTAGATTCAACTGGTTTTCCACTAGATATTCTAGGTGTTCCTCCACTAGTATTCATACTTCCAAATTCATTATCTTCCTTCTCATCTATTTTATCTAATTCCTTTTCCATTTTATCAGCCTCGCCTTCAACTTGATCTAATTTACCTTGAATTAATACTTTATTACTCTGAATCATACCTTTATTTACTTGACTTCTAGAATTTAAATTATTAAATTTAGCTATTAAAGAATTGATTTTACCATTTAATCTATCCGTTTCTGATTGTTGTCTATAAACAGCATTTGAACTACTTCCAGAACATCCTTTAAAATTTTCGGCAAATTTACTATTACATATGTTATATATTATAAGAGTTAAAATTAATAAATTTAACAATATAATAAGAATTTTCATATTATATTATTACTATATTTTTATTTTCCCATTGCCTTCATAACTTGTTTTTTAGAAACTTTTGGATATGGTTTTTGATCTCTACATGCTTCTGGATGTTTATCACAGTGTTCTCCTTCATTCCCACCCTCTTCCTGTTCACTAGACACAGCATTACCCAATGTTATAGCATTCTTTAAGTTACTAATAATAGATGAGGCATTTTTATTTACCTTAATTTTTACACTATCTGCTATTCTCTGTAATTCACTTAATTTTGATTTTGTTTCTGCTATATTATTACTATTTGTTATTATACCTGCTTCCTGACACGATGATTGACCTCTACTAATTATGTTTCCTTTACTATCCACTCGTGTTCCATCATTATAATTACATTCCATATTTTCTTTTAATGGACTAATTATTTGATATAAAATTACTATTATCAATAGTATTCCTAAAAATACTTTCGGGTTCATATATTATATTATTTAGTTATTTTTTCTTTTGATAATATAAATAATGCGTGAAGGATTAAAACGTAGAATAAAAGGTAATTTAACCCCTACTTTAAGTTTAATTAAAAAAGAATATATTGGTAAAAACATTCCAAATACACCTATAAATATTGATTATTGTCCTCCAAATAGTAACTGTAGTAATAATCGTGATTCAAATGGATTTTGGGTTGGAACAAATCAAACACCCCAACAACAAATCAGAAGATATTATGCTCCTTTTAGGCAACCTTTAAAGGGGTGGAGAAAAAGCTTAAATTGTTCAGCACACGAATCTAATAGTAGATGTTGGAAAACCACTGAAATATATAAAGATGCCTGGACAGATTGTTCTAATGCTTCATGTTCAACAAAAGGTTCATTATCCAATACCAAACTTCCTTCTGGAAATACTGATAGAGCTTCTTCTGGTATTTTAACTAGGTCACTTAGACCTTTAATACGAAGTGGAATGCAGCCAAATACTTCTGGACAACAAAATAGTGGTATGGACTCAACTAAGAAAATGTATTCTTATTCCTACAGAGAACTAATAAATAACAGAAGAAAAGATACATATATGAAAAAATTAGCAACCTCTGAACCCACTGGAACAGATATTACAACAACCGGTTATGGTGGAAACTGTAATGAAATTGATAATTGTCAATCCGGCTATGGCCAAAATATATATCGATTAAACAATAAAAAATTTAAAACTCAGGGTGCTGTTGATTCTAGCTCTAGAATAGATAGATTAAAATATGATACAATTAAAGGACAATCTAAATGTTCATCTGGTCAATCTGGTCCTGCTAATCAAAGAAGCGATTGTAATGGTGTTTATTTCACTGGCAATCCTAGAGCAACATTTGCTGATGGTAATGGAACTGAATATACACAAAGAAAATATGTTTCTTTATTTAATGATTCACACACTGAGGTTAATTACCCCCAAACTAGTGCTTTAGCTAGAGTAAGAGGTGCTGTTAGTCATAATACTACTATTAATCCAAAAGGCACAGTTTGTTGTAACCATAATCCTCCACAGTTTTTAATGTAAATATAATTTTTTTTTTTAATATATAAAATATTATATATGAACAGTAAAGAAATATGTAATTGTAAAGATGATAATTATATAAGAAGTGATGGAAGTTTTGATGTGAGTGGTAGATTTATTAATAAATTCGCACTTATTAATGAAAATTCTAAGTTTCAAATTATTTCTGGAAAAATAAATAATTTAGTGACAGAAAGAAGCAATTGTGACACTACTAATTGTAATGCTACTAAACAACAAAAATTATCTGTTAGAAGAAGACCTACCCCTTATAGAGTTCCATATAATCATTATAGAAAGAAATTCAGTTGTCAAAATAATTGTATAACAAATATTAAAATTATTAAAGATAAAAGTTGTGATATTAACTGTCAAAAAACTACCTATGGCATAACTAGATTAGTTGATTCAAATGGTGTTAGAATTAGAAATAATGGAGGAAATTACAGTAATTATTTACAAGCATCTTGTAAAACTTTCTCTCAAAATTCTGCTGGTATTGTTCCCTTTAATAGAACTAGTAATGATATTTTCTCATTTAAACTTCAAAGAGGAACTGTTTTCAACAAAAATTTTAATACTACTGATAATTCTAATTGTATGATTACTAATCAACGACCTAATTCATTAACTTCTCAAACATTTTCTATTAAAAAAATACCTACCACTGTTAAAAAATATAGAAATAATAGATTTTCATCAAATACTAGTGTTTCTAGTAAAAATAGACTTTTACAATTAAAATATAATGCTACACTTGCCGGTCAAATTACTAGAAATGGATATAATAATTGTCTAAGCGGACAAATATGTTCATTATATCAACAAACTGGTCCTTCTACTAAAATGTACAATAGCAAACCTAACTGTAAAAATTTTATTTATAAAGGAATTAAACAAAGTTGTGAAATACCCAAACAAGTTCCAAATACACCTAGTATTGTTAATATTACTGGTATTACAATTGAGACATATGAATTAAGAGCTAATATTAATGACACTAATAGATTTTCTATTTCTGCTGTAAGATTTCAATGGATGAGAGATAATAATAATATTCAGGGGGCAATATATCAACAATATAAATTAACACAAGATGACATTGGTAAAAAAATAAAAGTATCAATCACTTTTGTAGATAATTTAGGATATAATGAAACTGCTATATCAAACGAAACTAATACTATTAAGGAAAATAATCATTTAGGTGCTGTTAATATTACTTGCACCCCTCATAATAGTTTTAAAAAATATGATGTTTTAACCGCTAATATTATTGACAACAATAATCCCTATAAAAATATATCATATCAATGGTTTAGGTTTAATACAGATACAAACACAGAATCAATCATAATTAATGCTAATGAATCAAATTATCCAATTATTCATACTGATGTTAATAGTTTAATAAGAGTTAAAGTTACTTATACTGATAATAATAATTTTATAGAAAATGTTACATCGCCATTCACCCCTGTTATACAATTTCCACCTAATCAGCCCGGTTCAGTTACTATTAATAATAATACTACTCAGGGTTCTACTATTTCGGCAACAATTACAGATAATAACGGTATAACTACGTCTTATATTCAATATACCTGGTATAGAATCGATTCGGGTCCTCCACAAGTTTTAACTCATGTTGGAACTAATAGTAGTAGTTATACATTGACTGCTGATGATGTTGGAAAAACTATAAGAGTAGATGTTGCATATAGAGATGACGACCTATACTATCAAGAAATTTCTTCCGCTCCTTCTGCTATTATTACTTAATTTATAAAATTGAATACAATTATTTAAATACTAATAATGTATTATAAATATCGATATAACAACATAACATATACTTAATTATGATAAAATATAAAGATTATTTAAATAAAAGAACTAAATATGAAGATATACTAAAACAAGCTGAAATTTGCGAACTAGATCGTTCCTATTATGATACTAGTGCTGTCAAAATATTATATGACTTAAAAAATACTGATTTTTGTGATTCAATGAAAAATAATATTTCCTTACTTTCTACTAATATCAACTTTTATCAAATATGTAAAGATATTAATAATGAACAAAATATTGAAGATTTATTAGCTGGCTATTACAATGGCAAAAGCAGACATCTAAAGGATGAATTTCTTGTTAATAAAATCGCGTCAGACTGTTATAATAAAAAAATTATTTTCTTAAATATTAATGCTGATTATTATTGCTTGGACAGAAATGAAGAATCAAATTATGCTAATCACGCAAGTTGTGCTTTAATAGTTCCAACAAATAATGAATATCATTTATACTATATGAACCCCCACGGTGATGTTGTATTGCCTTATACTTATTTTGAAGAATACATAACACAAAGAAGATGTAAAAATTATGATTTTGGAACAAATACAGTCGATTTTGTTGTCATAAAATCCATAGTAAATTACTGTAATAATTATTGTGATACTAATATTATTTACACAATGGATGAACGTCATAATTATTATGGAGTTAATCTACAAGAACATGACCATCACGGTTTATGTTTTGTATTTCCAAGTATTATATATTATTATTTTGGTAAATATTTTACTGAAAAAAGAGAACTAACTATTAAAAATGAAACTAAAATACTACCTCCCTTAAAAGATATGTTACATAATGGTGATTTTAATTTTGCTATTCATTCTTGTTTTATTAATTTCAATAAACATTATAAAAAAGTTATATTTGATTGTATCGACCAATATTTTACATTAAGTGATATTGTCAATAAACTAGAAAAATGTCTAGAAAAATATGGAATCGCGTTTGTTAAAAATTTATCATCAACTATGATATCTTTTATATACAAACATCATTTATCAAAAAATAAAATAATGTATTAATATATGTCTATTAGAAAAATAAATACTACAATCAGCACTATAAGAGGACTTTACGATGAAAAAGGTAATTATCTACCATCTGGTAATTACTATTTTGAAATTAAAGATTACAATGAGAATGGATTCTCTGGTAAACTACCAAATTTTGGTAATTTTTGTTTTTCTCCCAGAAAACTAGTTAAAATGATGGCTGTAGGACAATCTAGATTAGCTACATCTGCCAATTTAATGGAAGATGGTATGCCTAATTATCCCTTTCCATCTTCTAATAACAGAAATCTATCAAGATATGTTGTTGAACAACCTTTTTTTCACAGAACTAATAGAAATATTGTTATTCCTCAAGAACAACATGAATGTTCTATTTGTTTAGATAAAATTACTAATAATAATAAAAAAGTTTTAACATGTAGTCATATATTTCATAGAGATTGTGTTAATACATGGTTACAAGAATCTGCTAATTGTCCATTATGTAGAACTCCCCAAAGAAGAGTTATTGAAAATGACATCACTATTGAAGATTTAGACAATTATGACAATCCTAGAATTTTTAGGTACACAAATAGAAGATACAGAGAATTCAATAGAAGAGGCAATAGAACTATTGTATTTCCATCAAGATTTTCGCGCAAATAACTTAAAAATTAATCTTTTTGTTATTTTATATGATTAATAACAAAAAGAAAAAGGTTAAACGAGAAAAGAAAAAAATTGAATATAGAACCAAACAAGAAAGACAAGATGAAATTAGAGAAATTTTAATTCAACTAACTCATTTTAATTTAGATATGACTTATGCTCCCGTTAAATTACTTTATAAAAAATTTAAAGAATATATTACTGAAGGACAAAGACTTGTTGTCAATATTCCTTTTCCTGAAATCAATAGGCGATTTAAGGGTATATTGGCTATTTCAAAAAATGAAGATGTTACTATTGCTCTTCTTAATGAAAAATTTAATTGATTTTTTCCATAGCATCTTTTATTTCTGTACAAGATGCTATTTTCTTTTTCAAAGCTGTTTTTGCTTTTTTGGGATTATCTGGTCCTTCCGATACATTATCTAATATATCCATCCATTCATCCATTAATTTAGAATCATTTTTATACGTTGGATTTTGATTTTCCCATTCTGTCATTGTTTTTGTTTGCTTTAATTTTACATCTCTTATCGTATTATCTATTTTTTCATTATTTTCATCTTTCTCCCATTTATCATTATCTTTTACATAGAATTTTAATCTCTTTGCATCACTACAATGTATTGGTCTTTCTGTTGGTTTTAAATCTTCCAATTGTTTTTTAATTATATTCGTCACACCATCTACAAATCCATTATCTTTTGTATATGCTAAATCCTCCAAAGTTACTTGAATATTTTTAACAAAATCGGTTAAATTAAGAGCATCCTTACAGTTTTCATTTAAAAATAACTTAATAGATATGTTTTGATTACCGCAGTTATTATAGTTATTAGTAGTTGCGTTAGTTTTAGCTACTTCCATACATGTTTTTGTAATCTTCCTTTCATATTCTAATTGTTTTTCTAAACTTTTAATTTTTTCATCTTTAATTTCATCTTTTAGTTTTAGATTTTCATTTTTAAGATTTGCTATTTCTAAATATGGATCATCTATCTCGTCTATGTCATTAACACTTTTACTACTTTTTTCACTACTTTGGAAACTCTCATTTTTTCTAAATTTACATTTTTTTTGATGTTTCCACACACCACTTTTGGTTTTATAATGTTTATTACAAAATTTACACATTAACACTTTTTTAGTGTTTTGGAAACCATTTGGGGAAACTTTGGAAACTTTTTGGAAACTCATTTTTTGATGTTTTTTACTTGCTAAATGTTTTTCATAGTTTGATTTTTGTGATGCTGTATAATCACAACATCTACAATAATATTTTTTACTACTTTTACTACTTTTACTACTTTTTGGTTTCCAAATTTTGGACATTTTATATAATGTCCAGAAAATATTTTTAAGTCCTTATCGCATGATTTTTTTTTCAGTCACAAAAGTAAATCCAATATTTTCAAATTTTTCTTACAAGATGCTTTGAAAACTAAATTTTTGGTTTTTTGATTTTACAAAACTTATCCTATATTTCAATTCTGGACATTTTAAAAATGTCCAAAATCGATTTTTGCAAATAACTTTTTTCAAAAAACGCTTACTGAGATAAAATCTTGTAGGCACTAACTTTTTGAAAAAATAAAAATTAAGAGCATTTTGGTTTAATTTTTATTTTAATAAAGAAAGATTCAAAAAAGATTCTCTCCATTTTATTTTTTAGAGAGTTGAAAAATATGAGAGAAAATAAAAAATCATTGAGAAATTGTTAATTATATTGAATATCTCCTTGAATACATATGAAATAATAAGTATTTAAAATATATTATATGAAAAATTAATATATTTTATGAATTAACGAGTGCGACGGTGACCGGGTGAAAGAAGAGTGGAAGCTCTTTTACGCATACGTCTGGTGCGATTTCTACGAGAACGACAATGACTTTTTTTTTTGCCTTTTTTGGTCATTTTACATCTTCTTTTGTGTTTTTTATTATTACATTTTTTGCGGGATAAAGCAGCACATCTAGAGCGTCTTCTCTTGTATTTAACCATTATAAATTATAAATATATTTTAATTTTTTCTAGTATAATTTTTTCTTTTTCTTCTACGTCTTCTAGTTTTATTAGATTTATAGGGGGTAAGTTTATTGTTTAACTTTTCTAAAGTTTTTATAACTTTATTTGTTAATTCATACGCATATCTTAAATCAGTAGTTGAGGGCATATAATATTAGAACTTATTTATATTTTTCATTCTTTCGCCTAAAAATATATTATTATGTTGAAAATATTTATTATAAGGAATATTGTTATTGATACACCAAATCATACATTTTTGTATATTAGTGCTTTTTAATGCTTGTGTTTTTTCGTATTTTTTATCTTTATGAGTAATAATTTTAATAGTATTAAGTATATTTTCTATTTGATGATGACCTAGACAAGCATTAATTTCAAGAAGGTGAGTTTTGTAAAAAGCTAAAATAGGTATATCTAAAATAGAAAAAATAGAATAAGAGTTAAAATCTAAATTTTGAAAAAATTTTAAAATGTTAATAAATTTATTAGAAATTTCTTCGGTGTTATTGAATTTAAAATGTTTACAAACAACATATTTTTCAGAATTGGCTGATCTGCTAGTATTAGGTTTACATATAATAACCTTATTGTAAAAACAACTTAGTAAATATATAATTTCTTGTGTACAATTTTCAAACATATCAAAAATTTTAAGAATGAAGGAACCATTATTTGCTTGCATAGTAATAGCATATGCGACTTGTGTAAATATAAGTCTGAATGCGGATACTTCTTGTTTGTTATAGTCACTTGAAAAATCGAATCCGCCATCACCAGTAATAATATCAATGCTATTTTTATATTTTTGTTTCAAATAAATTAGATTTTCATGGTTATATAAATCACCAGTTTTATCTTTACCATATTCGATTTTAATATTCTTATATTTATCAAATATATATTCAGTTTTTTTCCAATTAGGAACATTAACATTATTATCTATTAATGTCATACCATAGTAAATGTCGTTTTTATTATTTCTTAAATAAGCAGTAGCTTCAATAAATCCACCGGGACCTTCTGCGAGATGAAAAGATTTAATAGATTTATTACTAGTAAAAATATTATAGGTATTATAAATTTCAATTAGTTTAAAAAAAGCTCTACTAATAGGTTTTACTTTACTTACTGATAATTTTTGATTAGGAATTACAGTATGTATAAATTCATATGTGTTTGTAAATTTTTTAATATTATCCCAATCTTTAATGTGTTTATCTATTAAACTTTTTATTTTAGTTAAGTAATTTTTGAGACTATACTTATTTTTATTTACATCTTCAGAATTATTGAATGTTAATTTTAAATTTTTATTTTTGATATTGAACTCAATTTGTGGTAATACATAATATATCATATTATATTATATATTAAAGGTAGTTATTATTTATATTATTTTGGAAGTTTTAATTTTTTCTTATATTTTTTAACTTGTCTTGTTTTAGATTTATTTTGTTTTGTTTCAATTTCATCAGATAATTCTTCATTATTTTCAGGAGTATTTAATATATTATCTGTAATTTCCTTAGCATTAGGATTTCTAACCTTTTTAAATATAAAATAGTTATTAAGAAATGAAATAATTTTTTCATTTATTGAGAGATTTTTAGCTTTACCAATATTATGTTCCATAATTTTACCGTGATAAATATCATCAATCATAGAATCGAATAGGTTTTCAAAAGAACCAATAGCTGATGGAAATCCAAATGAAGTAGCTTCTTCATCACTAATAGGAACAAATCCATAATTTTCTAATACTCTAGTAAGGAATTCAAAATTAACTAGATATTCTCTGAAAGTTTTATTAATGGATTCTTGATAAACATCAACAGCATATCCTAATGAGTTTTCATCATTAGGGAAAGTATTATTATTATATAATTTTTTAATTTCCCACATTTTAGTTTCATTATCATTCATTATGAAAGTGCTTTGTCCCTTGTCTTTATCTTTTAATCTTTGAAAGACTCTTTTACCATCGTAACAAGTGCCAATTAAATATCCTCCAATCTTACAATTTTCATTTAAATTTCTTATAAAATTGTAAAATGTATTTTTATTTTCAAAGAAGTAGTGAATGGAGAATTGATTACTAACAATATCATAGCCATTTTTTGCTACACCGTATTTCTTATAAACAGCTTTACCTAAGAAATCTTCATCTTTAGGTCCAAAACCGTTAAGAGCTTGAATAATTTGTTTGCCTTTTTCACTAAAACAACATTGTCCAGTTTTAATATTCAATGAGGAATTGCCTTGAATAAATAATGCGGCAGGTAATGTTTTATATTTTTTTTTAGCTCTTAAGTATCTAGCACAAGCGCCTTTTAATCTATTTTGAATATTATCCTTAGAATAATCAAGACCAAATACAAAAGATAATTTGGAGTCAATCCATTTTTGTAAATCACCACCCATTCCAACACTCATATCTATTAAAGTATCGCCTCTTTTACTAACACTTTTAATAAGAGCTCTTTTAATATATCTATTGTGAAAGTCTCTTAATGATTGGGTGTTGGTTTCATTATTAGTTCTGTCATAATAAATATTGTCATCTAAATTATCTGGAATACCAATACCAGTAGTAATAATATCTTCAGTAATAGGTTTATTGATAGAACGCCAAACACCTTCAGCAGTGCTATACGCATTACATGTAATTCTACCCTTTCTTTGATATTCAGCGGTTTTATCATATCTAACTCTAATAGGAATCCATTGCCAGCCTTTTTTCATTGAGTTTTCCCATCTAAATTCAACAACCATATTATCTTCAAAAACAAATTTGTTATCTTCTGTAAACAATTTTTTATCACCACCAAAATTTTTTAAAAGTACATTTGTTAAGTAAATAGGATAAGGAGGCATAGGTTCATAAGGAATAAAAGGCATAGCTTTATAAGTAGATTTATCATCGTATGATGGAAGAGTGTCATTGTATAGATTATCACAAGGATTAATAAAACCGTGTTTGATTTCATCAAATCCAACATGTAATACTAAAGTTTTATATTGATTTAATTTTTCATGATTAGTTAAATCATTTCCTTCAGTAAATATATTTCCAATAATATCTTCGTATGATTCATTTTTTTTAGTTTTAACAAGAAAATCAATAGTATTAAATTCAGGAGGTTTCCATTTTAATGAGTAGTCCCATCTAGTTTTTTTAGATTTGGTAATATGACCAACTTTGGATGAACCAACACTTTTATCACAAGGAGTAAATATTAAACCATCAATTTCATAATTAAACATAATTCCGTCTTTTTGACCATCAATAATTTTTTTACACTCAACGAAAATATTACTATCTATATTGGAATAAAATTTTTTCATTTTAATGTTAAGAGGAGAAGTGTATCCGTTAATAACACACAATGAATCAAGTTCGTTTAGTAAAGTAGTAAGTTCGTCACCTCTAAACTTATCTTTTGGTATATCATCATTTTCATACTTTAATTCTTTATCAGGTATTTTCATAAATGGGAAACCCTTAGTATTTTGTTTATTTTTGAAATAAATGTCAAAACATAAGAATAAATTAATAAAGTTGCCATTTTTATCATGTAAAACATGTTCTCCATCAATAATAGTGTTTGAGCAAGATTTATGCTTAGTATAATGTCCAGTGAATTGAACTCTCATATTAGTATCAATAAGATAAATTTTACCATCATTAGCGATATACAAAAGTTTTCTATCACCATCGGCTTTATCTGTAACAGTATAAGGTTTGTTAATATTGGGTGCGGATGAATCAATGTCAATAGGCATAATATTTCTCATTTCAAGACTAACAGAAGCAGGTCCAATAAAGTCACCATTATGAGGTCTTCTAGGTTTTCCATCTTTTTGTTTTGGAATATTATCTTTTCCGTGGATAAGAGTCATATATTGTGTTAAAATATCATTTTGTTTTTTATATGAAATAGGAAAGTTAGTTTGTTGCCATCCGGATAAAATACATTTAATGCCTTTTTTAATTTTTTTATTTAAAATTTCAACAGTATTTTCCTGTATTTTTGCGTGAGCATTAATTAATTCCATTTCAACTTCAAAATTTTCAGGTTCATTAAATACATTAGCTTCTTTAATATTATACTCCTTAACAAATATTTTTCTGCCATTATTAAGTTTTCTTGTTTTATTTGTTTTAACGATACTAATATCAAATTTAAAGGGATAATTAACAATGTCATTATGAACAAAAGTATATCTTTTTATAAATCTGAATATTTTTTTAGTATCTCTCCAATTATCTATAAGTTGCAGAATTTCGGGTTTTATATTAGTTGTAGATGGAGAAGGAGTTAGATTTCTTTCACTTTTATAATTAACACGAAAATGAAAATCATTAAAATCAATAGGTCTTAATGTAGGTCCATCTCTAGTAGTTTTTTTACGAAATTTTTGTAAAAAGGTAATATTTTGTAATCTATCTTCTCGAATAATATTTTCTCTACAATATTTTTGAATATTACTAATTCCTGAAATTGTAGTTCTGATATTGGAATCTTTCATTTTACCAGTAGTTGGGTCAGCATATTCATTAATAATATTGAGAGTATATTCACCGGATTCATTAGAACATTTAAAACCTAATGATTTGAGTTTTTGAATTATATTATCAAAATCTATTTTGGTAATTTGATTAAAATATTTTGTTCCAAATTTTAATTCAAACTCATCACCATCATAATTTCTGTTATATGATGCTAAATATAAAGTAATATATTCATTTAATTTTTCATTTGGTGTTTTTTCATTATCATTCATAATTATATATAAAACAATATATTTTTTATATATATTAATCAATTTTATATTATAATAATTTTTCAGTAATTAGTTGATAAAGCTCTTTTTTAGTTTTCTTTTTAGTAGGGGTTTTCATAATATCAATATCCAATTTATTACATATATCTCTTAAATCTTGAGCTTTGTAACTAGATATTGCCTTAATAGGTTTTGTAAAACTATGAACAACAAATAATTTTTGTCGATATTTATCAATTGAGTTAGTTTCTAATAACAGACCATATTCTAGATTTTTTTCAAATTGTTTAATAACACATATTTTATTACCAGGATGAGCAATATTTTCATAATAAATTTTATTATTTAAATAAATAAAATTAAATTTATCAATAATTAACATAGTTTCTAAATTTTTTAATGTAAGCGTACTTTCATTAGCAAGATTACCTTCAATATCGGTTAATTTTGTTTTTAATTTTTTTAGAATAGGTTTATTTTCTTTATTTCTTAACTTGTCAATAAAATTAATTTTATAATTTTTTTCAGTAATA